TCACCAACCCTCAACTCCCCCGAGATCCACCCCGCCCTCATAGGCCCCGAATACCATCTCAATCCGAAAGACCTCCCCGCGGGATTCGATGAGCAGCCGGAGGAGAAAAAACAGGAGGCAGTGCGGTGGCTCCGCATCCTCGGGGAATTCCGCAAATACACCTCAAAGCTTTCAAAAGCCAACCCAAAGATCCCACACACAAAGGCAGCGGAAGACTTTGCCATGCATTACCGCATCGACCACCAGAATGAGACCCCCTTTAGTCCGCGCACCCTGCTTAGAAAAGAAAAAAGATTCAGAACCGAGGGCATCCTGGGCCTCGTCAACCTGTACGGCAATACCCGCAACTTCGCCGAGTGGTCCCCTGAAGCAAAATCCTGGATCTGGCAGAAATACCTCAATATAAACAAACCCTGCGCCACCTGGTGCTATACCGAGCTTAAAAAAGAATCCAAAACCAAAGGCTGGAAGATCCCCTCCAGGGGGACCGTGCTCCGTTACCTCAAATCCATCCCACCTGAGACCAGGATCTATTTCAGGGAGGGGGAAAAGGCTTGGCGAGAGCAGTTCATGCCATCGGTACTGAGGGATTACGAAGGCATCAATCCCGGCAGGATCTATGTGGCTGACAACGCCCAGATCAATGTTGCTGTTCGAAGCCCCTCCGGCAAACCAGTCTTCCCCTGGTTCGTCAGCTTCATGGACATGCGCACCAGGAAGATCCTCGCATGGGAGCTTTGCGAGACACCAAACTCCACACATATAAACATCGTACTCAAAAGAAGCATTGAAAGATACGGCCTGCCCACTGACATAATCATAGATAACGGGCGGGATTACACCTCTTATCATTTCTCCGGAAAGACCAGGCGGTTCCGCTTTATCCAAAACGAACAGGAGCTGACAGGCATATACAGGCTGCTCGGCATCACCCCGCATTACTGCATCCCAGCCAATGCCCGCTCGAAGAACATAGAGCGCTTCTTCTGGACCGAGGAGATGCACTTCCAGATGGCATTCCCCACCTACCGCGGCAACTGCCCCGCAAACAGACCTGAAGGCGTGGACAAAAGGATAAAGGACGGCAAGGTTCTTGACTGGAACGAATTCAAATCCTGCCTCTCCGACTATATCAGCCGCTACAACCTGGAGCACGAGCACACAGGCCACGGCATGTACGGCCGCTCCCCGGACCAGGTCTGGAATGAGTTCTTCATCCGGAATGAGCAGAGGAGGGTCTCGCCCGTATCCCTTCGGCTTCTTATGATGAAATCCCGCATGATCAAGGTGGGCCGCTTCGGGATTCGCCTCTTCAGGACATTCTACCACTCAGACACGCTCATGGACCATCAGCAAAAGCACGTGGTCTGCAGGTACGATCCGGAGAATCTGGAAGAGGTCCACGTATATTCGGAAAAAGACGAGTTTCTGTGCACAGCACAGAAGGTACACCGCACTGCATGGAATGACGAATCCGCATACCGTGAAATAAAGTCCCTTGAAAAGCGCCGCCGCAAGGCCCTCAAAGAGGAGCGCCTGGCAGCCGAGCGCATCGCCCAGGTGGAGTTCGGGTATAGCAAGCGGGAAGTGAGCGCCCCCCGGGAGCCCGAGCCGCCCCCCAAAATCGTGCGCCTGGTGCGCACCCCATTTGACGGAACCAATAAGAAAATAGAGGAGGAGAAGGTGAAAAGAGAAAACGCAGCCGCCGTATCCGCAAACGGGGAAAGAGGGAGTTGCAGCGACATGGTAAAGAGGCTCGCACGGCGCAGGGCGGAGAAAGAGGAAGAAGAGGAACGCAGAAAAAAGGAGGACGAGCGCCGCCGTTTCGCCCGGCTCACCATCAACAACCGGGTGGTTGACGACGACGTATATTACGACGAGCGCTTTTAACGCTTAGGATTTGGGAAAGGGGGGCAGGATGCTGCAAGCACGAATGCAGGACCGGGAGGACCTCAGCAGTTTTGAAGAAGAAAGGCCGAAGATGAGACGTTTTCAGACAGCCAGGGCGGAATCGAAGCCCGACGGCGCCTATGACGGGACCCTTCATACGAGATTCGTCGCCTGGAAGGAATTGACCAGCTATTCCCTGAAGCGGATATCCGCCATGATGGGAAGAAGCGAGGCGGCCATATCCCAGTACATCAACCTGAAATACGAGGGGGACATTGCGGCCATAGAAAAGGACGTGGCCATACTGCTGCGGCGGGAAGAAGAACTCGACTTCCAGAGCGCCAGGGAGCACGGGGCCTTCTGTCCCACACAGGCAGTGACACTCATATGGGAGGTCCTGCAGTACTGCGACGAGACATGCCAGATGGGAGCAGTCACGGGACCCGCAGGCATAGGGAAAACAGAGACCTGCATGGAATACAAAAGAACCAACCACAAATCGGTCTTCATCACATCGGACATATCAACCAGAAGGGTCTCTCCCCTCCTCCGGCTGATAGCAAAAAAGATGGGCGGCCCCTCGGCATCCTACAGAAGCTCGAGCGACCTTCTGCACGGCATCATCGACCGGCTGAGGGATTCCCACAGGCTCATCATCATAGACGAATCGCATTTCCTCTCCTGGGAGTCCTTCGAGGCCATCCGGAAGATCCACGACGATGCAGGCGTGGGCATAGTATGTGCGGGGATGCAACGCCTTTACGACCAGATGAAAGGCGACGGAAACAAGGAATACCTCTACGACCAGATCTATTCCCGCATCGCCATATACCGCAAGGTAAACGTCATCACAAAGGATGACGTCAGGCTGATCGCAAACAACCTCTGCCCTGGGCTTGACGATGAATGCATCCGCTTCCTCTTCAATAAGGCCGCAGGACCAGGGAAATTCAGGACCGCAGCCAAGCTTTTAAAAAGCGCTCTCAAAAGACACTCTGAATACGGCTGCCCTATTGACATCCACCTTTTTAAAGAGGTCGAACAGTTTCTCATGATTTAATATGCCGCAAGGCATTATCGGGGGGGAATGAATATAAAACATGGAAACACAAAAAAACAGAACGGTGGAATACAGGGTCACGGCCGAATTTAAAAAAACTGGAAAGGATCTCGACGAGAAGACCCTGCGAAGGATGCTCGAGACCAAATTGAAAAGTGCCGAGATCTTTCATCTTCCGAGCGGCATCGCGGAAGTGACGCAGGTAAAAAGGATACGTTAGCTTAAAACACCGGCCGTCGTGGACCCGGGGCGGCCGGATCCCGGGCGGGCCCATCAGAGCTTTTGCATCATTGATGAAACGGCAGCTTCGATCCGCAACCATGAAGCCCGCCCCGGGATCATTGTAACAGACGATCTATCCCAAGGAGAAGGAAAAAATGCCCCTGGCGGCGACACAGGAATCCATCCAGCAGATCATATCCGCACAGGAGATGTTCTACTGCGAGCGGTTCAAATGCCGTTTGTCAGTGAAGGCATGCATCAAAAGACAGAAGATTAGCCGGGGCAACGTTTTCAACACAAAAAGTGGAATAGCCGCAGACATAAGGGTCGAATGCGCGGACTGCGGCCAGGGGAAGGAGATAAGGAACCGGAATAAGAAACAAACCCTTGTGGCAAAGGCCGGACCGAAACAGATGACACTTCCTGCATCGCCCGGAAGAGATTCGGCCGAAGAATCTGAAACCCCCTTGAAAACCAAAAGATGCTGGGCGTGCAAGGCCCATAAGCCCCTTGACCGGTTCAGCAGGAATGCCGCGGCCAGAGACGGGCTGCAGAAGATCTGCAAGGACTGCGCGCCAGCAGTAAGAAGGAAATACAGAAGAAAGAAGCTTGAGGCCGCATCATCCGGGGACCGCGCCGAAGAATCTCCCTTCCCCGTGAAAACAAAAAAATGCTGGGTGTGCAAGACACATAAACCACTGGATCAATTCAGCAAAAACGCCGCGGCCAGGGACGGGCTGCAGACAGTCTGTAAGAAATGCGCGCCCAAGATAGCCAGGAAATACAAGAAACAGAAACGCAAAACCGGCCGGGTTGTCCGGAAACACAGTGCGGGCATCATCGAGGTCGACTTTGCGGAAAACCGCGATCTTTTCGACCGGCTCATAAAATGCGCCAGTGATGCCTTCCGCACGCCGGAGAACCATGTCATGTGGCTCATAAAACAGCATTGCATTCAATCCTAAATCAGGGGAGGAGAGATGGAACGTACAAGAAGCAAACAAAACAGCAATATACCCGCCGGAGAAACGGAAGCCGGCCGGACCGAAGATCCAATGAACGGGAACAAGAAGTCCCTGCAGGACCTTCTCTCTGAGATCGCCGAGCTGCGTCTTGCCTGCGAGGACCTGAAGCGCAGCCATGAGATCCTGAAGACCCAGCTCGACGGCCAGAGACTCTTTATAGAGACCCTGCGCATACCGGGAAACATCTGCGTTGAGGCCGTGGCCGACGATCTCGCGGGCCTCGGGGCCGTGCTATTCAACCATGAGCACAATGAGGAGGGCAAGATCAGGATACCCCCCGAGATGCTGACCGGAAATTATCGTATCCGGTGCCTTAAGACCTTTTGAAAGGCATCGTATCTTGCAGGCGCTTTTAGCGTACGGGGCCGATATCCTGCCCCGGCCTGCAGAAAGGAGATGCGCCATTATAAGCGAAAACGAAAAATACAAATACCGGGCCATCAGCATTCTGGTCCAGCACAAGGGCGAGGAGAACGCCATCGATATGGGGGAGCTCTACTGTCTGGTCTTCGGAAAGCCCTATCAGAATAAGATCAACGACACCCGTGCAATCCGCACAATCATCACCGAGATGCGCAAGGAGGGCCAGCCCATCGGTTCGAACGGGGACGGATATTATCTCATCAAGACCAAATCGGAGCTTGATAAATACTGCAGCCGGCTGAGAAAAAGGGCCATCAGGATATTCTCCCAGGAGGCCCACATCCGGAAGATCTCGCTCCCAGAGCTCGTAGGCCAGGTCCATCTATTGATCAGCAATGAAATCGGGGCCCCCGATGCCTGAGAAGACTGTGGATACAGCAAAATACAACGCCAATGAACTTTTGAAATCCATCAAGCTCCTGGATGCGGAAATCTCCGCCTGCCAGGCAAAGGCGGCAAAGGAGCAGGAGCGGATCCGGCAGGAATATTACAACAGGCTCACACCCCTGCAGGAAAAGCTCGCCGGACTGGACAAGGATATCCGGAAACTCATGAAGCGCAACAAAATCGTCCTTTTCATAGACACTGACAAGGTGGCCCTGGAGAACGGGATACTTATCTATGGCACTGAGCCCAAGGTGATCATTCCCAGGGGGGCCCTGGCCAGGGCCGAAGAGCACGGCCTCGATGAGGCCATCCATGTGGCCAAGTCCCTCGACAGGGCCGTGGTCAAGACCTGGCCGGATGATAAGCTCGAACTCATAGGCGCCACCCGCAAGCCATCGGAGCAATTCGAGTACGAAACCCGCTGAGGAACAAGGAATCACAAACGAGCAGAAGGCGCTCATCCACATAGCCGCAGCAGAAGTGGGCATAGACACCAGGCATGACCGGGAGCTTTACGAGGAGATCCTGGAGCAGTATGCCGGGGTGAGGTCATCCGTGGACCTCACCCCCGAGGGCTTCGACCGGGTTATGAAGCACTTCAAGGCCCTGGGATTCGCAAAGAAGAAAACCAGAAAAGAATCCGGCAGCCGGTATGAGCACTACCGTGCCCGGTGGGCCTCACTGGGGCTTCGCCCCGGCATGGCCACTCCGGATCAACTGGCCCGAATCGAATGCGACTGGGACAGCCTCGGATGGTGGTGGAACAAAGACGGCAGGGGTAGAAGGGAAAAGGCCCTGCGGGGGTTCCTGAGAAAGAGGTTCGGACGCTCGGACCTGCGGCTTATCACCCTTGAGGACGCCTCCAAGGTGATCAATGCCGTAAAGGCTATACAGAAAAGAAAAGAGAAAAGAAATGGATCATAGAGTAAGACATTGTGATCCCTCCGCCGGCCATGTCCGCAGGTGCCGGATTACAAATAACAGCGGACAAACCTCCTTTTCCAAATCCTTACAAAGGGGCCTTCCTTAGGCATGGGGAAGGCCCCTCTATTTATAGCACATAAAGGAAGAAGGGGAAAGGTGATTAAACGAAAATACATCTATTTTTAAATTTTTGATAAGAAACCCCACACAGAGAGGGGCCGCGAGTAACAGGAAAGGGTATGGCGCTCACGGTTGACCCGGGTGACGTGAGCAGGCCGTGCCGGCGGAAACCGAATGGCCCGGGCGAGAAAGCGGCTCCCCTGTATCCGTGCGTTTCGGATCCGGATACAGGATGATATTTTTCGCTCCCCGGCGATCCGGCAGCCGGGGGGCAATTTAAATTTTAAGGCATAAATACCCCCCTATTATGGCTGGTGCATTTAATTATCTATCCGAAGGAGGAACGGCATATGAGAAGCCCCCTGGCCTATGTTGGAGGGAAGAACCTGCTTTCAAAGGACATCATCAGCCTGATTCCGGAGCATCAGACCTACTGCGAGGTATTCTGCGGCGCAGCCTGGGTCTTTTTCAAAAAGGAGCCATCGAGATACGAGATCATCAACGACCTGGACAGCGAGTTGATCACATTTTACCGGGTGCTGCAAAACCATCTGGAGGAGTTCCTGAAGCAGTTCAAATGGGTGCTCTCCTCCAGGGAATGGTTCGAGGATTGGCAGCGGCAGCAAAAGGCAGGCGGCCTCACGGATATCCAGCAGGCGGCCCGGTATTATTATCTGCAGCGGCATGCCTTCGGCGGCCATGTCAAAAACAGGACCTTCGGCGTGGGCGCGCAGCGAAGGCCCAGGATCAATCTGCTGAGGCTCGAAGAGGAACTCTCGGATGTCTATTTCAGGCTGGCCGGAGTGACCATAGAAAACCTGAGATGGGATGAAGTATTAAGGCGCTATGACAGCCGCGTTACGTTTTTTTATCTGGATCCGCCTTATTATAAGGCGCCCTATTACAGGCATAACCTGGACAGGATCGAGGATTACCGGAAAATGGCAGGGATATTAAAGGCAATCAAAGGCAGATTCCTATTGAGCATTAATGATCTCCAGCCCATGCGGGAAGTATTTGCGGAGTTCCAGATAAAACCGGTTTCCTTAAATTACTCGCTGGCCAAAGGAGTCGCCACGAAGGGAAAGGAATTATTGATCGGCAATTTTGATCTTCAATGATCAAATATATGCCGATCAGGAAATTCAGTTATGGACGGAATTATATGTAAACGCATAAATGATTGCATCAGCATCCTGGAGGAGGACGTTCTCGAGGCCCTCTCGGATGATGAGAGATACTATGCCGAGGATGCACTGCGGCTTCTTAACGAGCTTCTGGATGCCGATGCGGCCGAAGATACGGATTTTATGTGTGATATACCGCACCAGGATCAGGGTATGTTTCCGTGAAAAATTCATGGGCTTTATTCTTGACAACGATCAGCCCCGGTGATATGTATTATATAAGTGTACATATCTCAGGGGGCTGCCCCGGCCTTGCGCTTATCCAATATAAGCCGCGAAAGGGGGTTTTTTATTTTAGGGGATATTTTCCCTTCGGGCAATTAGCTCGACTGGCCTGGTTTCGTGAGGACCAGGACGTCTCCTTGAGAGCGTGTACACCAGTCGAGCTTTTTTGTGCCCGAAAGGGTCAAAATGTACAATTCTCAAGGAGGTATATCGTGACTGAAAAGCAAATGGGGGGAATAAGCTTTCCATGTCCCTCAGACCGTATCATCTCTCTCCTCGCGAGGATTCTTTTCCTGTCAGCCGCAAGCGGCATCGTTCTCCAAACCGAAGACGTCTTCGTCCTGGTCTGGGTGTTGGAGGCCTACCTTGATTATAAAAACAGAGAAATAAAGGAGGTGTCAGAGTCATGAACGTCCTGATCCGGGTACCGGAGGAGCAAGTAAAGCGTATCGAATATAGAGACGTGCGGGCGCTTACATTCCTTATATTGAATACGGCTGAGTTCCATCCGGCAGGAACATCAAGGCGGCTGTCGCAATTGGAGGAGGAAAAACCGTGAATCAAATGCGGGGCCTTGTAACGGGCCCCGCATACAAAAAGCGGCAGGAGCAATGAGCAGAACCGAGCTTTTCAACAAGATAATCGAGTTGATTTCAGGGAAGTTCTCCGGTATACTTGAAATAAGATTCCGGAAGGGCAAACCCCTCGGAATATTTCTTCTAAAAAAAGAAAAGCTGTAGTGTAAAAAGTTCAAGCTGTTATTGGCCTTCGGGCAAGAGGGCGCTGCAGCCCTCATCGTCGGTATCGGAAAAACCGGGCCGGCTGACTCACAAGTAATGTGTGAGTTGGCCGGCCTTTTTTTTTGGCCTCAACAAGCTCACAGGAGATGAGAGAATGGTCAAAATACTCACCCTAAAAAGGGTAACTCAGAACGATTCCGGCACATTCGGCGTGCTTATCGAAAATACCACCCCCTTTGCACTCACCCTGGAAAATCCCTGGAGGGAAAACCGCCGGAACTATTCCTGCATCCCGGCAGGATCTTACTGGTGCAAGCGCATCCAGTCTCCCAAATTCGGAAATACCTTCGAGATCCTGGAAGTGCCCGAGCGCAGCGAGATCCTCTTTCATCCGGGGAATACCAGGGCCGACACCTTCGGCTGCATCCTGGTGGGCGAGCAGTTCGAGTACCTGCACGGGGAGCCCGCAATCCTGCAATCAAGAAAAGGATTCGACGAGTTCATGAAATCCCTTGAAGGCCATAATGAATTCGTCATCAACATCATATGGGTATAAGCGGAGAAAGGAGCCTCTATGAACTGGAAACAACTGGGAAAGACCGTAGCCAAGGCAGCGCCTCTTCTCGGGTCCGCCCTTGGCCCCGGAGGTGCAGCCGTAGGAGGTATCCTCGCCTCCGTATTCGGTGTGAAAAATGAGCCCGATGCCATAGCCAGGGCCATAGAGACCAATCCCGAGGCCGCGCTGAAGCTCCGGGAGATCGAAAACACCCATGCCGAAAAACTTTCCGAAATCTCTCTGGAAGGTGAAAGAGTACGTCTTGCGGATGTGGCCGATGCCAGGGACCGCGAGGTGGAACTCGCCCGGATCGGCTCCAAAGGCCAGTACGCAGGCCATGTCGTGGCCCTGGTTGTGACCGTGGGATTCTTCGTCATCCTGGGCTTCCTGCTCGGCTTGCCAAGGGGGGCGGAGCCGGGACAGGCCATGCTGCTTCTGCTGGGATCCCTCGGGGCCGGATTCATGACCGTGATCCAGTATTACCTTGGAAGCTCCAAGTCCAGCTCGGAGAAAACCGCCATGATATATTCCGAGCAGCACAAAAACAAGGAACAGATCCCATGAGCCCTCTCATAGAGCAGTTCGACGCCTTTGCGTTCTCCCTCATCCTGGTAGTGTGCAGCTCGCTCATCTCCGCACTTCTCACCATGATCTGCTTCTGGTTGAAAGGGCTGCGCCACCGTATGGAGAAGCAGGAGAATTCCCTTGGAAGGCTCAAGGAGACCCTTCCCATCGAGTATTTGAGGCGCGAGGACTGGGCGTGCTGGAGCATCAAGATAGAGAAATCGATACACGATATCGACAAAAAAATCGACACAAAATTTGACGGCCTTTCAACGCTTATTCAAAAAAGCTTAAAGGAGCATTAAATGAACCTTGAAAGCAAGGAAATCCGCGCATGGATACTGAAGGCTCTCTATAATGCAAAACCGTATCCCTTGAGCTTCCAAACGATCACGAGAGGTCTCATGGAAGCGAAATTTTATTGCACCGAGATCGGCATCAAGGCCCATCTTAAATATCTCATGGATAAAGGTTACACCAAATATGAGCACCTCGAGAGAGTGGAAGTGAAGCGGGACCTCAATTACATCACCCCGAAGGGGATCGATCTGATCGAGGGGAGCATACCCCCGGATCCGGGGGTGATGACCATTGACTAAGAGATTTCTCAGGGCGCGGAGCAGGATACTGAAGCTTCCGCAGGATATCCAGAGGGAAATCGACCGGATGCTCCTGGGGGTGGGACCGGAGCGGAAGACCTATGATGAGGTCGTTGCCTGGGTGAAGGACCGGGGATATGAGACGAGCACATCGGCCATATCCCGCTATTACAGATATCTCAAGACGCTCGAGAATGTAAAAATCGCCTCCCAGCAGGTAAAGGCCATCCTGGATGAAACGGACAAGGATTCCATGCTTGAGCTTGAAGAAGGGATCAGCCGCATGGCATCGGCAATCGTAATGGAGATCCTCCAGGAGGCCGAGACGAGCCGCAAAACGGACATCCAGTATGTTACCCGTATCATCGGAGAGTTCGCCAGACTGCAGATGTCGAGTGTGGCGCGTGAGAAGCTCAAGATCGAATTCAGAAGGAAGGCACAAAAGGCCGTGGAAAACATCGAAAAAACAGCCCAAAAACAGCTCGATCCGGAAACGCTCAGAAAGATCCGGGAGGAGATCTATGGGATCGTTTAAGCCCCCTGTACCACTGACAAAATACCAGGAGAACTGGTTCAGGGACAAAAGCCGGTTCAAGATAGGAGTCATCACCCGCCAGGGCGGAAAATCCTTCGGCACGGCCCTGGAGGCCGTGGACGACTGCTATGCCCGTAAGACCATGTGGGTCTTCCTCTCCGCAGGGGAGCGCCAGTCCAAGGAACTCATGGCCAAGGCTGCCATGCACGCCAGGGCTTACGGATGCGCCATCGAGGAGCTGGAGAGCGATTATTATGTGGACAAAGACACCAAATACAACATGCTGGAAATCCTGTTCCCGAACGGTTCCAGGATCGTCGGCCTCCCCGCCAATCCCGATACCGCCCGCGGCTGGTCCGCCCATATCCTGCTTGATGAATTCGCCATGCACAAGGACAGCCGGGCCATCTGGAAGGCCCTCTTTCCGAGCATCACCCGCGGATACAAGATCCGGGTGATCTCCACCTTCAAGGGGAAATCCAACAAATTCTACGAGCTTTTCTTCAGCGCACCCACCCTGCAGCGCTATAACGGTTCTGATTACGAATACGCGGGCGAACGGGGCGGCTGGTCAAAGCACAACGTGGACATCTACCAGGCCGTGGAGATGGGCCTGGAGCTGAAGGACGAGGAAGGAAACCCCTGCGATCCCGAAGACCTGCGCCTGGCCCTGAACGACGACGACGCATGGGAAGAGGAGTTCCTCAATATCCCCTCCGACGAGGCCTCCGCATGGCTCACCCACGACCTGATCTCTTCCGTGGAAGACGTCAAACTGGATCCCTCGCCCTTCTGGGTGGAGAAGCTCATTGCCGCGGCAGAGGCAAATTATGCCGAATACAAAAAGACCAAGACCAGGCCGCCCCTGCCCCTGGAGATCATTGCAGGGGTGCAATGGGAACACGACATCTTCGTGGGCATGGACATCGGCAGGAAGCACGATCTTTCCGTCATCTGGGTGGACCAGGACATAGACGGCATCCTGCGGTCAGAGGCAGTGATCGACCTTCGCAGAAAGCCCTATTTCGTCCAGGAGCAGGTGCTGCACACCGTATTGAGCCACCCCAGGTTTCGGAGGTCGTGCATCGACGAGACCGGCATAGGCAACCAGCTCGCGGAAGGCGCCCAGGACCTGTTCGGCGCCCACCGGGTGGAGGCCATCCCCTTTACCGGTGAAAACAAGGAAAACCTGGCAGTGGCCATCAAGCAGAACTTCGAGGACCGCGGCAGCGCCATCCCGGCGAATGCCGCCATCCGGAAATCCCTGCACAGCGTGAAGAAATACCCCACCACCACCAAGCATTTCCGGTTCGATGCGGAAAAGACCGAAGAGACCGGCCACGCGGACCATTTCTGGGCCAAGGCCCTTTCCGTGCAGGCATTCTCAAAGCCTATCGGCATCATCGAATTCGAGTCAACCGGGGTCCGGCGGGACTTCACCTGCATGGATTCTTACATAGGGATGTAAGAAATGGCAGAGGAAAAGAACAAAAAGAAAAAAACCCCGGCCGTCATCACGGACGAGATCGCGGTCATCAAAAAGGACATCGACATCTTCTGGGGCTATGCCAAGTGGCTGGAGAACCCGGACCCCGTGCTCCGCACAGAGGCCCGCGGCAAGGGCCTGAAGCTCTACGATGAGGTGGACCGGGACGCCCATGCAGGGGCCGTGCTGCAGTCGCGCTACCTTGCGGTGGTGAGCAAGGAATGGGAGATCATCCCTGCGGAAGAGCCCAAAAGCAAAGGACGCCCGGCCATAGAGACCCGCAGCCAGAAGATCGCGGACTTCGTGAAAAAGGCCCTGGACGACACAAATTTCGACCAGGGGTGCATGGAGCTGCTGCAGGGGATCCTGTACGGCTATTACACGGCCGAGGTCATCTGGAAGACCACCGCGGACGCCGTCCTTCCCCATAGGATCCTGGCCAAGCATCCCAGGCGGTTCGTGTTCACCCCGGAAAGGGATCTGCGCCTTCTCACCCCTCAGAACATGATCGAGGGAGAGCCCGTGCCGGACCGCAAATTCATAGTATTCACCTACGGTTACTCCGACAATCCCTACGGCAGGGGCCTGGGCCAGACCCTCTGGTGGCCGGTGTGGTTCAAAAAGCACGGCATCAAGTTCTGGCTCGTCTTCCTTGAGAAATTCGGCATGCCCACCCCGGTGGGCAAATACCCTCCCGGAACGGAGCCCAAACAGCAGCAGGCATTGCTCGACGCCATCGACGCCTGGCAGAGGGAAACAGGGATCAAGATCCCGAACACAATGGAGATCGAGATCCTGGAGGCCACCCGCAGGGGCAGCGCGGATTACAACGGGATGTGCGATTACATGGACAAGCAGATCTCCAAACGGGTGCTGGGCCAGACCGCCACCACCGAAGGCACCCCGGGAAAATTGGGGAATGAGGAAAGCCAGGATGAGACCCGGCAGGACGTGGTCAAATCCGACGCGGACCTCCTGTGCGAATGCCTGAACGGGACCCTGATCCGCTGGATCGTGGACTACAACTTCCCGGGCGTGACCGACTACCCCAAGATCTGGCGCCGCACGGAGAAGGAGCAGGACCTCAAGGAACTGGCGGAGCGCGACAAAATCCTGGTGAACGATATCCGGCTCCCGGTCTCCCGGGACTATTTCTATGAGACTTACGGCATCCCGAAGCCCGGGGATGACGAGGACCTGGTGAATCCGTCTTCCGCTCCGCTGGCCATACAGCCCCCGGGAATGGAGCCCCCGTCATTCACCGGGAAAGGGAAAACGAAAACCTATTCTATGAACGCCATTGATGCCAAAAAATTCAAGGAGTTCGCCGAGACCCTGAAAAATGCCGCGGATCTGGCCCTGGAGGGGATGTCCGGCGTCCCTGACGATCAATGGGAGGACGTCATGGGACCCCTCATTGCGCCGGTGATGAGGATGATCTCAGAAGCCGGGGATTTTTCCGAGGTGGAGAAAAAACTCACGAAAACATACAAGGCGATGGACCCGGAGGCCCTCCGGGAGCTCATCGCCAGAGCCCGGTTCCTGGCAGGGACCTGGGGGAGGATCCAGGCAAAAGAAGAGACATCGGGGAAGGCCTGATGGCTGAAGAAAGGCTTATTAAATCACCCGAGGACCTCGATCTCATAGCGAAGTCATCCGGGCCGCTTCTGGGATTCGCCTTCGGCTTTCCACCGGAAGAGGCCGTCAAGTTCTTTGAAAAGAAGGGCTACAGGATCACCTGGGACTGGAAGGAAATGTGGCAGGAGGAACACGCGCATGCCTTCACAGTGGCCAAGGCATCCACGCTCGACATCCTGCAGGACATCCGGGAGGAGGTGGACAGATCCATCCGGGAGGGGATCACCTTCGACACCTTCCGGAAGGACCTGGAGCCCATCCTGAAAGCCAAAGGCTGGTGGGGAAAGGAAACCCTCATCGACGAGGAGGGCGTGGAGCGGACAGTCATCTACGGCACCCCCTGGCGGCTGGCCACCATCTTCAACGCCAATGTGCGGACCGCTGACATGGCCGGCAGGTACAAGCAGATGGTGCAGGTGGCGGACGAATTTCCTTACTGGCAATATATCACCGCCGAGGATCCCAGCGTGCGGCCCGAGCACTGGAAGCTCCACGGCAAGGTAGTGCGTTATGACGACCCCTTCTGGGACTATTATTATCCGCCGAATGGCTGGGGATGCCGATGCCGGGTCCGGGCACTGACCAAAAGGCACCTGGAGCGCATGGAGTTGAAGGCGGAGTCCCCGGAGGTGAAATTCTTCGAGTGGACCAACAAGGTCACAGGCGAGGTCATCGAGGTCCCCGAAGGGTGCGATCCGGGCTGGGGATACAATGTGGGCAAGGCCGGCTGGGAGCCGGACGCCGCCAGGTGGGATCCGGATATCCGGAAGCTCTGGAAGGCTTGAATGGGAAACGATCAATTCATTTTTATCGAAGTCGATGACGCGAGGCTGAAGGCCCTTTTGCGAAAGGTCCATGACCGGCTGGCCGACATGACCCCGGTGATGAGACGGATCGGGGAATATCTCTTCGCCTCCGTCCAGGAGAACTTCGAGCAGGGCGGCAGGTATTCCGCGGAGGGCTCATGGATGGGCGGCAGCAGGAAATGGAAACCCCTCTCCCCGGTGACCGTCAAAAGACGGACAGAAAGGGGCCGTTGGCCGGGGAAGATACTGATACAGAATGCCAGGCTCGCATCGAGCCTTCATGTAAAAGCGGACCGGGACTCCGCGGCCCTGGCCACCAACGTACCATATGGCAAGGTCCACCAGTACGGGGCCAAAAAGGGGGAGTTCGGCAAAAAGACATTCATCCAGCATGTCCGGGAGCATTTGAGAAGAGTGAAAGGCAGCGCCAAGAAAACCAAGGTCCGGGCGCATGAGAGGAAGATCACCCTGGCGCTTCCCTGGGGGAACATTCCGGCCAGGCCGTTCATGGTGGCCCAGCCGGAAGACGTCCGGGACATCGAGGACCTCCTGATGTCCTATATCACCGCCCAATAAAACGAGGAGAACGATATGCCGTATAACATGAACAATCCGCCGAAGCAGATCGAGGGGCTTCCGAAGCATGCCAAGGAGATCTGGATCGCCGCATTCAACAGCGCCTACGGGCAGTACAAGGAAGACGGGAAGGTCTCGGCCACCGCCTGGGCGGCGGTCAAGAAGAAATACGAGCAGGACAGGGAGGGGAAGTGGGTGGCAAAGGATAAGAATTTTGCCGAAGGCGAAAGCGGCTGGTTCCCGGTGTTCCGCACCGGCACCCATACAAGCTCCAGCGGCATCAGCCGCACCTGGACGGAGGCGGACCTGGAGAGTATCGCAAACAAGTATAATCCGCAGCAGCACGAGGCCCCCCTGGTGGTCGGGCATCCCAAAACAAACCACCCTGCCTACGGATGGGTGGAGGGCCTCAAGCGAAGCGGCCAGTTCCTGTTCGCCAGGGCGAAAAATATCGTGCCCGAGTTTAAAGACATGGTCAACAGAGGCATGTTCAAGAAGCGCTCGATATCGCTGTATCCGGACAACACCCTGAAGCACATCGGATTCCTGGGGGCAGCACCGCCTGCAGTGAAGGGGCTTCCGGACGTGCAGTTCGACGGATCGGAAGAGGCCGTCACCTTCGAGTTCTCCGAAAACTGGAAGATGCGGAGCATCGCGGACGTCTTCCGCCGCCTCAGGGAATGGATCATCGACAGGTTCGATTCAGACACAGCGGACCGCATCGTGCCCAACTGGACCATCGAGGACCTGGCCGCGGAGCCCAATGAACCGGAGCCCAACGAGCCGGAATTCCAGGCGCCCTTAGCGCTTGATCGACATAGACACGCTACTGAATTCAATCATCAAACCTCAATACAGGAGGAAAGAGAAATGGGTTTGAAAGACACCATAAAAAAAGCATTCACCAAGGCCATCGACGAGCTTCCCGAAGACCAGCTCGGAAGCGGCGGCGTGCAGAGCTTCTGCGAATCTGAAGTCAGGCTCCGGGAAGAAACGGCAGCCAGGAAGGCCAAAGAGGAAACCCGGAAACAGGTGGAAGCGGAGTTCACCGAAAAGGAGCGCGTGAGGGCACGGGAGGCCCGAAAGGGCGAGATAAAGTCCTGGTACGAGCAAAAGCTCAAGGAGGGCAAGATCGCACCCGCGTGGGCCAAAATGGGCCTCAACGAGTTCATGCTGAACCTGGATGCAGAGACCGAGATCGAATTCTCGGAATCCGGCAAGAAATCCGGCCTCGACTGGTTCAAGGGCTTCATAGAGGAGCTCCCCAAGGTGGTGGAGTTCAGGGAGATCGCCGGCAGGGACACGGATATGGGCGCCCAGGGCGATGAGGAGAAGCGTGACAAACTGGTGAGCGAGTACATGGAGCAACACAAGGAAGCAACCGAGAAGGATGCCATCCTGGCTGTCTCCGATAAGCATCCGGAGCTTTTCGGCATATCCAGACAAAAATAAATTCTTAAGGAAGAAACCGGCTTAAGAAAATAACTGAAAGGAGATGCAAAACATATGATGGGGCAAACCTCGGGAATCGAAAAGCAAGTCAAATGCACGGCCGCCATTGCCACAGCAAATCTCATCGCCAAATTCGGGGCGGATGACGACACAATGTCCCAGGCCACGGCCAGCACGGAGGACCTGATAGGGATATTCCAGCACACCACGGAAAACGCGGGTGACAGGGTCCGGGTCATGCTCTCGGGCATCAGCCCCCTGAAGATCGGCGGAAACGTCACCAGGGGCAATCCGATCACCAGTGACGCAAACGGCAAAGGCGTGGCCGCTACGCCGGGCGCAGGGGTGAACGCCAATATCATCGCCAGGGCGCTTGCCTCGGGCGTGGACGGGGATATCATCCCCGTGCTGATCATCCAGGGAAGGATCCAGGGTTAAAACCCTTCTGAAGGGAACCTTCGAACGACTGAAATAAACCTCTTTTAAAAAGGAGATTCGATAATGCCTGAACCAAAAGACCTGCACAAGGATGCAGTATTGAGCCGGCTTTCGGTCATGTACCGCAATGCGCTCATGATCTGGCTCTTTCTCATGCCGGTGGTCAAAGTGGGAAAGCGCTCGGATGTGTTCTACAAGTACAACAAGGCAGACAGCTACAAGCTCGCGGATGACATGATCGGCCCCAAGGCCCTGCCGAACGAGGTCGACTGGGGCGTTACCACGGACAACTATTCGGTCAAGGACCATGCTTTGGCCGACTGGGTGCCCCAGGAGGATATCGACAATGCGGACAATCCGCTGCGGCCTGAGATGGACACCAACGATTTCCTGAATATGCTGCTCGACGTGGCCCAGGAGAAAAGGGTCGCGGACATCGTTTTCAGCGCTGCGAGCTATCCCACGGGGAACAAGGTGCAGCTATCCGGCACGGCCCAGTGGGGCGACAGTGCGGATGACCCTATCAATGATATTCTCACCGCTGTGGAAGGCTGCTTCATCCGGGCCAACACCCTGGCATTCGGAGTGGATGCATGGAAGAAATTCCGGCAGTTGCCGGAGATCCTGGATGCAGTGAAGTCCACTACAAGGTACCAGGGGTCCCCCGGAGGCCTGGCCACCGGATCCGAGGTGGCGGCCCTGTTCGAAGTGGACCAGGTACTGGTGGGAAGATCCCGCTACATCACCTCCAAGGAGGGCCAGACCCCGACCTATGCCAGGCTGTGGGGCAAGCACTGCGCCGCCCTTTATGTGGAGAAGAATCCCGGGGTCCGCTCCATCACCTTCGGTGTCACATTCGCGGAGATGCTGCGGCAGACCTGGAAGGGCTTCGACGGCAAGCGCGGCGTCAAGGGTGCCTGGTTCATCAAGCCGGCGTGGAACTCTGACGAGAAGGTCATCGCCAGCGACGTGGGGTATTTCATCGAGGATGCCGTAGCGTAAGCACAGAATAAGCCAAAGCGAGCATGTGCGGGGCGGATTTCCCGCCCCGCCTTATTAATAATTTTTTAAACAAGAATGGAGGCTTCAATGCCTAAATATATCGTCAAAGACACCCACATCAAGCACGGTGTGGAAAAAACAGCAACGGAATATGCACCCGGGGACGAAATCGAGCTGACCGAGGCGCAGGCCGCCGCCCTGGGATCCAACGTGAAGCCGGCGGCTGACCGGAAGGCTGCTGAACTGAAAAAAGAAGCAAATACAGGGAAAGGCAAGTAGCCTCCCATAATCTTGATGATTTCCGATTCAGCCAGGAGGCAGCCATGAGCTACAGCGTACAGGACGACATCCTGGAGCAGATATCCGAGGCCGAGCTGATCGACCTCACGGATGACGAGGGCGCCGGCTCCGTGGACACCTCTGCGGTGGCCAGGGCCATCGCGGATGCGGATGCGGAGATCGACGGCTACTGCGCCACCCGCTACACAGTGCCCTTCTTGCCCGTGCCTGTGATGATCCGGAAGCTCTCCGTGGATATCGCCATATACAACCTCTATTCCCGCAGGGGAAAAGGCATGGGGGACATCGTCCCCGAGGACCGGGAAAAGCGCTACAACAATGCCATCCGGTTCCTTCGCGACGTCTCCAAAGGGCTCATCAGCCTGGGAGCGGATGCACCGGCCCAGGATTCCGGCGGCGGGCCGGAGGCCACAACCGATAAAAGCGACCGGGTGTTCACGATGGGAAAGCCGTCGGACGGATCCTCCGGGAGCCTGGATAATTATTAAATATGTACGACATCGACCAGATCGAGGATGCCATCATCACCGCCCTTGAACCTTTGAAAATCTCCCTGGGGGTGCGGACCGTCAAATCTTACGGCGGTGAGCTCGAGCAGGATGATTTCCGCAGGCTCCAGGACCCGGTGCCCGCCATATACGTGGTCTACGGCGGCGGCCGGAACATCGATCATGAACGCCGCCAGATCAAGCAGATGGCCTGGTTCGTCTTCGTGATCGACAAGTGTCTTCGAAGCGAGGCGGAGACCCGAAGAGGCGGACTGAACAATCCCGGCACCTATGCCATGCTCCGGGAGGTGGAGAAGGTGCTGAACAACAAAAACCTGGGCCTGGAGATCTACAATCTCACCCTCCAGGATGAGAACTTCGTGGGCTATGTGGCGGGTCTTTCCATCTATGCGGCCCAATACAATACCAGCCAGATGTACCTGGCGCCCATCGCTTAACACGAAAGGGAAGCTTGAATGGATACGAAGATAGAGACGGCATCCCGCTGCGGCGGCTCCCGGATCCTGGGTAAGGCCAAAAGATCCGGAAATAAAAAGAAGGCATCGAAGATGACGGTTTCCGTACAAAAAGGCGGATCCAGGATGAATGCCGCAAGGCATGAAAAAAGAAAGATCATCGATTTCGACAAATCCAAATCCGGGAGGAGGAGCAAATAATGTATACAAGACTGAATGTCATCCTGGCAAAAATCGAGACAAACTATGGGGAGGATCCCACGCCCACCGCGGCGGCGAATGCCGTGCTCACATCCCTGCCTGACATAAAATGGCCTGCGGATAAGCATGAGCGGGATTTCGTGAAACAGAACTTTTCTCCTCTTCAGCATGTGATGGGAGCCCGGAGCATTGACATCGGCTTCGATGTGGAGCTGAAAGGATCCGGTGCCGCCGGCACCCCGCCCGAATGCGGACCGCTTCTCCGGGCCTGCGGCCTGGACGAGTCCATCAATGCGGGCGTGGATGTTACTTATGCCCCGGTGTCCGCCTCATTCGAATCCTGCACCATCTACTGCCATATCCATAATCTGCTGACCAAGATCCTTGGCTGCCGAGGCACCGTGGATTTCGTCGGCGACGTCGGAAAATACGGGATTTTGCGCTTTGCCATGAAGGGGCTGTATGTGGGTCCCATCGACCAGAATATCCCCAGTTCCGTGACCTATGCCGCCATTATTCCCCCGCAGATCCTCGGCGCCACGCTTACCCTGGGAACCGCCCAGATCGCATCCAAGATCGAGGCGGGTCTCAAAAACGATGTGAAGGCCCGGCCGGACGTCACTGCGGCCACCGGATATAAATCGGTGGAAATCGTTGGAAGAAAGCCGTCCGGATCTATCGACCCGGAGGCGGTGACCATCGCCACCAAGGATTTCTGGACCGAGTGGATGGGGGGCACCCTCCAGGCATTGAATCTGGTGATCGGCGCCACGGCAGGAAACATCATCACCATCAACGCCCCCAAATGCCAGTTCAATGAAGTGGGATTCGGAGATCGAGTCGGCATCCGCACAATGGGGCTCCCCTTTGACTGTAAGCAGGACAGCGGGGATGACGAACTGACCATCAAATATACATGATATGAAAATTAATCATCATTGCCGTTTCATTGACCATATATTAAAAACTCTCTGACAGGAGATGCCATGAGCAATAAGGAAAAGAAATACCGGATCGCGGATAAGACCTATATCCAGAGGCCCCTGGTCCTAGGTCAGATCCAGCAGCTTCTGGGGCTGTTGAAGGATGTCTCGGAGAGCATCCCCGAGGCCCCGGATATCCCTAAGATTCCAGATATCGAGGACCTGGAGGACCTGGAGGGCCTGGAGGATATCTTCGAAAAACACAAATGGAAGGACCGCAAGGCCACGCTCAGCCTGATTGGCCTCCTGGGAGAGAAGCTCCCCGCTGCTATAGCCGTGGTGCTAATCCCGGAGGGACAGACTGCCAGGGAGCGAAACCTGGAGGAGATTGAAAAAGACCTGTACGACTGCCCGCCGGAGACGGCCGTGGAGGTGATCCGGGATTTTTTGTCTTTCAGCCGGAATTCCTTAATTATCAAAAAGGCGAGCGCGTTTCTGAAGGAAAAGGGGAAGATGCAGGGCGGCGGATCGAGCGCATCGTCTACATCCTCGCCGGCGGAAATGTCTTAAAGAGGGAGGAGATCCTCTGGACGGTGAACATTGCGCTGGCCAGGATGTATCTGGAATTCCGGGAAGAGCAATTGACCGGGAAAACGATGCCCACGGAATGCCCGCCCCAGGTGCGGGCCTTTTGTTCCGGGAAGGACGATCCGGAGCTTTGCAAACAATGTTTGGCCATGCATTGATCGAATGAGAAACAGTGTCGCCAAGAAGATCAGAAAGAATGTCCACAAGGAGTTTAAAACCTATTTGAAGGAGGTTTCAATGCTGTCATTCCGGACGCGCCTGAAGATCGCATGGCGCATCCTTTGGGCCAGGTAAACTGAGACGATCATGGACAATGAACTCAAATTATACGTAAAGGCCGTTGACCAGGCCGGCCACACCATCGACAATGTGGGCCGCCATGTGGACACCCTCGGCAGCAAGATCAAGACCGCCCTTTCCTTTGCCGGGATCGCCACAGGGATCGGCGCTGTGGTGATGGGACTCCGCAAGGTGGAAGGCATCCTGGAGTCCGGCTTCGACGCGATGGAGGATCTCAGGATGTCCACCGCGTCAATGGCCAGTCTGATCACTACCTTTGCAGAGGACGCCGAGGAGGATCTGGTCGGCACATACCGCAGGGCATATGATTATTCCGAGCGGCTGGTTCGGAAGATGGAGGACATCGACGCCCGGACAATCGCCACTGGCAAGGATCTGAATATCATCGTGCAGACCCTGATCCAGGGCGGTGTGCTGTTGGACATCAATAATCAGAAGCAGTTGGACGGGTTCGTTGCGCTGACCAATGCCGTTAAAATCCTCACCAAAGGACAGGAAGGGCAAAGACAAATTATTCAGGAAATCCGTGCCCTGGTAAACGGGCAGGTGGACGATAGTAGTATGCTGGCCAGAATGCTCGATCAACAAGTCGGGGGAAACCTCAAGGAGCATCTGCGGATATGGAAGGAAGAAGGAACGGTCATTGAAAATATCGGTAAACTGGTGAAAGGTTTCGCGGAAGGCACCAAGGACATGGAAAACACCTGGACTGCCGTCAGATCTACCCTGGATACCATCTCGAACCGCATTCTTAGGGAGATCATGGCCCCGACCTACGAGGATATCGTTCGCACGGTAAAAGAGCTCACGGATGAATTCACGAAACAGAAAGGCAGCCTGAAAAGCATATCCGATATGTCGCAGGCCATCCTCGGCATATGGTTGCTCGCTAAAGATACCGTCACGGTGATTTCCGATCTTCCGAAAATGCTGCCCAAGCCCCTGGACCGATTGGGAGATCTGCAAAAGGCATTTCTATATGCCCTCATGGCCTTTGAACAGGCATTGGCCGGACACGAGGAAAAGGCGGCGGAATTCTGGGATAAGACTGTCGCTTCGTTAAAAGAAGTGATTGCACTAAAGAAGCAGGCAGATGAAAAATTATACGGCCCTGGAGAGGGGTTTTATGGCCCTTCAGCATCTCTTTTTTGGGAAAATTGGTCCGAGGAAAATGAGAAGATCCGGTTACAGCAAAAGATCATTGCAGAGGAGGCGAGAAAAAAGACAAAGGCTGCCGCGAAGCTGTTGGAGGCAGAGGCCGATGTATCCGAGGCGATCAGCAAGAGAAGTTTGATCAATTATAAATCCGTCCTCGAAGAAAATAAGATCGCCCTCGATCAAAGTTTCAAAGACCGGCTCGTATCGATTAGCGCCTATTACAACCAGCAGATCACGATGGCGGAAAATCTCACACGAAAGGAGATCTCGGAGCTTGAGAAGCGAAAATCCGCTGTTGAGAAGATATATGCGAAAAAAATCGAAGGTGCCGAAGAGGATAAAAAAGGAGCACTGGAGGTTGAAAAGCGGGCGGCATTGATGAAGATCGATGTGGAGATCCTGGAAAAGCGGGCTGCAGGCGAGCAGGAAATCATGCGCCTGGAAATTGAGAGGAAGAACCGGACAAAGCAGTATTCCGAGGAACGGCTGGACACCGAACTTTCCGTCCTTTCGAGGATCCTCAATTCCGAGCGGGCGACCGCTGCACAGAGGCATGCCGTATGGGATGATTACAAAAAAAGCCAGACGGAGAAAATTCAGGCGGAGGCGGATGAATGGCGCAAGGCGGGCGTATCCGATGTCCTGATCGCCGAGGCTGTAAGCGTCAGGAAAAAGGAGATCGAGGCGGATCTGCGTTTATATACTTATGATCAGCTCAAGGCAATGTCTTATGACGAGCGGGCCACCGCCGACCGGCGGGTGGAGATCCATCGGGAGATGCGAAAGCGCATCCTGGAGGGTGAGGCTACGAACTGGGAGGCCTTCAAGTTCGGGTGGAACGAGGTCATGGAAGAGGCGGATGATACCTACAGGCACATGGTGGAAAGCGGCCGCAGGGCCGCCCAGGGCATCAAGGACGCCTTTTCCGATTTTTTCTTCGACGCCATGACCGGCGAGATGAAGTCTTTCAAGGATTACTGGCAGTCATTCTGGCGCTCTATGGCCAGGATACGCTCCGAGGAGCTGGCCAGGCAGGCATACAAGGGGCTTTTCGGGGGCGAGGGCGGAAGCCCGCTCGGCTCGATCATCAAGGGGATCGGCTCCATCTTCGGCGGAGGGGGCGCCGCTGCCTCCACTGCCGCAGGTCTGCAATCGAGAGAGGCCATCAACTCAGCCATAGCATCCATAGCCGGAGGGCTGCCGCAGATGCAGCACGGGGGCGTTGCTGAGGGGCCGGTGATCGCGGGCGAAGGCCGGTACCGGGAGGGCATCGTGCCCCTTCCGGACGGCAGGCACATCCCTGCGATCATAAAGGACCAGGCAGGCGGCCAGCCCATCATCTATGCGCCCACATATATTTCTGCGTTGGACCCGGCCAGTTTCGACGATTATTGCCGCCGCAATCCGGGACCTATCTTGAGGACGGTGGCGGAAGACTATGATTTGGGCGGCATCATGAGGATGAAGGTCAGGGAGGCGTTTTAGATGGAGATATTCCCGGAGAGCGTGCTCTATTCCTTCCCGATGGCCATCGACGAGGAATGGAGGACTCTGATCAGCGACGCCGAGAGCGGAAAGGAGCAGCGGAGAAAATGCTGGGCGTTCCCCAAGCGGGGCGCAGGGCTCAATCATAAGTGCGTGAAACTGGAGGAGTTCAAGACGGTTTGGAAGTTCTATCACGAGCGCTGCGGGGCCCACGAGAAGTTCTATTTCATTTTTCCGAATTTCGGTGGAAGCGGGGATTACTGGTATGGGGAATACCTGGGCCAGGGGGACGGCTCCGAGACCACTTTCGATCTTCGAAGCAAGGACACCAATGCGAGCTCCGTGACTGTATATGTTGACGGCACCCCGGTGTCCCACACCTTCATCTCAGGGGGCGGACAGGCGGGGATGGACCGGGTCCAGATCTCCGCACCCTCCGAGGGGGAGATCGTGACCGCTGACTTCCAGGGCCGCCTGGTCCTGGATGCCAGGTTTTTGCAGGACAAACTGACCAAGGAGCTCTTCAATGCGCTGATGTTCAATGCCCAGGTGCCGGTCATCGAGGTGAAGCGCACATGAGATCAGTGCCCGCGGCATTGAACGACGAGCTGGTGAAGGAGGCCAACTTTCTTTGTCACCTGGTGGAGCTGAACCTGTCCAGCCCTGTATGTTACACGGACCTCGACGTGGATCTGCACTACGGGGGCAATGTGTATCTGAGCAGGGGAATGACCCTGTCTCCGGCCCGGTTTTCGCTGTCCCCGCAGATCGACAAGGCGACCGTGGAACTGGACAATGTCGACCGGTCGATTTCCGCTATCGTCCAGGGCCAGGAGGTCCGCGGCAAAAGGGCCAAGATCAAGCTGGCCGGGCTGTCGTCCCCGGCGAAGGTGATCGCAACCTCGGTGAAATTCTCCGGCGTGATCAATAGGGCCCCCTGGAACAACAGGATCGCCCGGATCGAGATCCTGAGCCCCTGGGTGTTCTGGCGACGCCGCACCCCCCGGCGAATACACCAGCCGACCTGCCCCTGGCCGTTCAAGATGTCCGGCAGTCCCTGCGGGTATACCGGGTCGGAGACCTGGTGCGACCAGAGCTTCGACCGGTGTGAGGAGCTTTCCAACACAGACAATTTCGGAGGCTTCGAGTTCCTGCCCTTTTTGGTGAACAAGGAGATCTTCTGGGGCCGGGAGTCGCAGCCCAAACAAAAGCAATAATCGCCTTTTAGACTTTTGAGATAAATTCTCGAGGTAAAAGTGAAATGGAAATCGCGCAGATATCGAATGTCGCAGGCCGCATGATCGAGTCTCCTTACCGCCTCGGTGCGATGGCCCCGGGGGAGGGATTCGACTGTCTGTCATACCTGGTCTTTTTCTACCGGGAACTCGGGGTGAAGCTCCCGGCAAGACACCGGCAATACACCCTCGGCAACTATGCTGTGGAATTCCGGAAAGACCCCGCCAGGGCGAAGGAGGCCCTTTACCGGTTTTTGAAGCGGTTCGGGGAACCGGTGGAAAACCATGCGTTCATGCAGCCCGGGGACCTTTGCCTTATAAAGGGGATTGAGAAACCGATCTCCACCTTGCTGCCCGGCAGGGATCTGGTTTCCGCTATCTATGTCGGGGCAGGGAATCTGATGTCCTGCGACCGGAGGGCGGGAATCGTGATATTTCCGAAGCATAAAATCGCAACTGAAATCACGGAGGTGAGGCGGCCATGCCGCAATCCGCGCCGTTGATGGCAACTCTGGTCGGGATGGCATTGCCTGCAGGGTCGCCTGCCTGGATGGCGGGCCTGATCATGGGCCTGAGCACGATGGTGCTTCCTTCCCAGAAATCCTCGCCTGTGAACGCTTTAGATCCCGGCATGCAGGTAAATTTCTCCGATACCCAGGCCCCCATCCCCATCGGTTACGGCCGCAACAAGGCCGGGGGAAACCAGGTCTACAAAGGAGTCTCCGGGGAAAACGACAAATATCTGAATATCGTCCAGACCATCAGCGAGGGAGAGATCGACGCGGTGGAGGCCGTGTATCTTAATGACAAAAACATTACGGAATACGGGAGCAAGGCGTATTACGAATTATTCACCGGCACAGCCGACCAGACCGTGTGCACGAGCCTCCAGGCCCAGGACGCCAACTGGAAGAACCCGCAGCGGCATACCGCTTACATCTATGTGCGCCTGGAGTACGACCGGGAGATATTTCCGTCGCTGCCGGTGATTACCGTGCTTTTCCGCGGCCTCAAAGTATATGACCCCAGGACATCGACCACCGTCTGGTCGCAGAATCCGGCCCTGTGCACATACAATTACGTGCTCAACGACCGGTACGGGGTGGGCATATTATCCGATTTCTGGAGCGAATCGAACATCTGCGATGCAGCCAACTGGTTCGACTCAAAGGGTTATACGCTAAACTGCCTCATTTCCCAGCAGGAACCCTCGATCGACATTGCAATGCGCATGCTGGCCAGCGTCAGGGCCACCATGCGCTGGTCCGAGGACATTTTCAATATCCTGCCGCTTGACTATGACACCCCGGTGATAACCCTTACCGAGGATGATATAAAGGCAAACTCGTTCGATTGCGACCCTCCGGGGATCGCGGATTTACCCAATGCAGTGCGCCTCAAGTACCACAACAAAGACAACAACTACGTCGAGGACGATCTGGTATGTCCCGACACCGCTGCGATCAATCTCGACGGGGAGGTGCGGGAGCATGTGGTGCCGATTATGACGACCGACTACACACAGGTGGCCAAGATCGGCGCTTACGAGGTCGACCGGCGCAGGCTGAACAACAGGTACCGGTTTATCGGGCTCCCCAAGGCATATCCCCTGGAGCCGGGGGACATGATCAAGATGACGCACTCCGACCCTGGCTGGACTGAGAAGGTGGTGCGGGTGGAGGACGCCCAACCGCTCGGAAACCACGAGACGGCGCTTGTCGTGGTTGAGGAGAATGCGGCCCTGTACGACGATACTGTGAATATCACCACCCACACCATGCGCACCACCACCCTGCCCGATCCGCTGAAAATGCCGCCCCCTGTATCGAGCGTGCAGTTCTCGGAAGAGGTCTATGCCATTAAGGACAATACCTATGTGCGTATCAAGATCTCCTGGTCCCCGCCCCCGAATTACCCCTTCCTGGATCATGTGGAGATCTGGGCATCACAGTCCCAGGAAGGGCCTTACGTGCACTACGGCAAGGAGACTGGCAGCTTCACCTTTCACAATGCCAAGGACGGGGAGGCCTGGTATTTCAAGCTGCTCTCGGTCTCCACATACGGGGTGAAGATGGGGCTTTCCGGTGCCGCGGTTTATAACTACACCGTGGCAGGAAAGACCTCGGTGCCTGCGGATGTCACCGGGTTCATGGGCTCGGTTGCCGGGGATACGGTGCACCTTCGCTGGGAGGAGGTTGCAATAACCGATCTTCTGGGCTACGAGATCCGCCTGAATTCCGCCTGGGGCGCATCGCTCTTTTTCGGGTTCACGAAGGCACAATTCTATTCCCTGGTGGGAATCAAGCCGGGAGACCACACCTTCCTGATCAAGGCAAAGGACACCCTGGGCAACTATTCGGAGACCGCTGCATTGAAGAGCGTGACAGTATTCGATCCCCCGAACTATACCGAGAAGCATAGCTTCTCCAACGACTTCACATCAGGCACATTCAACAATACAGAGCGGTACAACGACCCCACTTACGGATATGTGCTGCGGGTGATACATACAGGGGGTTTATCCGGGGACTACACCTCACCTATGTACGATATGGGATCCGTCAAGAAATGCCGGCACTGGCTCGATTTCGAGACCGTGATCCTGGGCTCGGGCGCGGCATGGGAAAATGTATTCTCAGAAAGCGACACATGGGAGGACATCTTCTCCCCGGCAAAGATCTGGATCGAGGTGTTCGGGAACGTGCAGGCAGGCACTCTGGCCATAGTATTTTACTACAGCGAGGACGATATCACCTATTACGATATCGACAATTTCCAACTCCTGTCCTGCGAGGTGCAGGCCCGCTATATCAAATACAAGATCTTCATCACAGACTCTACCCAGGACTCCCATATCTACGTGAAAAGCCCTGTGGCGGAAAAGGCGTATTACTGGCAGTAAAGGATTAACCGGTTGTTAAAGTCAATTTAAAAAGAGGACACGGCAAATGGTTTATGATCCCAACTCTCCGGCTACCACGCATGCCGGATTATCAGACTGCGACAAGATCCGCGCAAACTGCAATGAGCTCCGGAAATTCGAGGCGAGCGCTACCGAGCCATCCAATCCCGTGGCCGGAATGATGTGGCTTTATACCCCGGGATCGGGCGACTGGATATTAAAGGAGCGGAACAAGGACAACGATGCCTGGATCGACATGATACGGCTCACTTCATCAGGCTCGCCCAAGGCGCATATCGAAAGCAATATCACCAGTTCGAACATGGTCCACGGCGTCAAGCAGGGCTCCGGGAACGGATTCGACGCGGACAAGCTGGACGGCAAGGAAGGCTCGGAATATGTGCAGATCGGATCCGTAGGGAATGAATACCTGAACCGTACGGGCACCAATGAGATCGCGGGCGCGAATCCGGCCAAAGCGGTCACCGAGACCGAATACACCAAGAAAAAAGAGATCAAGCTGAACAAGACCCCGGACACGACGCTGAAGATATATTTCGTGTTGAATATCGGCAGCGGAGCCGGGCCCCTTTACGGGAAGATCTACAGAAACGGCAGCCCGGTGGGCACGGAAAGATCTAAGTCCGGTACGGGCGCTGTGGCCTTTACGGAAGAGATCTCGGGCTGGAGCAACGGCGATCTGCTGCAGTTATACGCGTACGTCACCGGCACCCCCATCGCGTATGTGCAGGAATTTAAGATACTCGGCACCCGCCGGATAAATGTAGAGCTTGACTAATTAGAAAAATCAATGACCCTGGAATAAATATCGGCCCCGACAATGATCATCCGGGGCTTTATCTCAAAGGAGGAGATCATGAAAGGCTATCCGAAATACTTGAATACCAAGCAGGATTTTATCAACGTCATCCGGGACGACATGGACCGGGTGAAGACCAGAGAGCATCTCCAGGCACTGCTTAACACAGCAAAAAGAAAGGAACCGGTCTGGCCGGAGGGCTACAGTCCCGGCAATCCCCCCGGGCCGGAAGAGCCTCCGGTAGAGCCTTTATCCTGGAAAGAGGTGGACAATCCCGGAGGCGCTATCTTCCTCAAGGGCTTTACAATGGACGAGGTGAAAGGCATGGTGGAGGTGGTGGAGGAGATCCTCCCCTTCCGGGACCAGATCCTGGATCTCAAGGCCGCCGTATATAATGAAGCATATGCGGATGCAAATGCCCGCAGGGGATCGCTCGACCTTGAAAGCCCCTGGCTTCCGGAAACCGTAAAAATAGCGCTTTCCGATACCGAGCCTCTGGCCGATCTGGAGGTGGAAGAAAAGGATGCGGCATTGTCAGAGATTAATGGCATCCTATCGCAGATTCAGACTGTAATTGAAGAAAGGCTCGATATCGTTTAAACGAAACTTAAAGGTTGGTGATCGAATATGCCCAAGATTATATACAACACCGGCGGGTCCATCGCGGTGGGGATCGATGTAAAGAAGGTCGGCATAAGCCGGCTTCTGGGGTTCGTGGATGCGGCCGATATCAAGGTGCCGGCCGAGCAGTTCATCCGGGTGGGAAGTGCCGTACTGTATGTGGATGATGATGTGCAGCTCACATGGACCGATCTCGACACCGGCTCGGAGCAGTCGGGAAAGAATTATTTCGTGTATGCCTGCATCCCGGCAAGCGGCGATACGCCTGTGTTCAAGATAAGCCTCAACTCATCTTATCCCCAGGGTTATGACGCAAACAATTCCCGAAAGATCGGGGGATTTCACAATAATCCGGACGGCGACATCCTGCAATATTCCCTGTGGGACTTGTGCTTCAAACCCGCCTGCCCCAATCCCTGCGGCATGGTATACGATCCGGGGTCCAATGTCTGGGTGGATATATACCTGGCCGCGGATGACGGCGCCGGAGGTATTAAATCCGAAAACGGCGCCACCATACTGGACACCATAGACTGGTATTCATTCGTGGACAGAGGCAAGAAGGTCGGAAAGCGCCTCACCCGGTATGACGAATTTATGAGTTATGCGGCAGGCTCCCCGGAAGAGGAAAACATCCAGGGATCGGCCGATCCGGTAACTACCGGAGGCCACCAGACCACCGGCTCAAACCGCATGAAATCCACCATCGGCGTGGAAGACTGCGCCGGGGCGATGTACCAGTGGGGCCTGGGAAATTCATACAGACTGGACGGTGCGGATCTCGCCGCATGCCAGGCATGGGCATGGTATGATCTTCCAGGCGCTAAGGGATCAGCCTATCACCAGGGGACTTATGGAATCATCCAGCCTCGTTTCGGCGGCAGCTGGTGTGACGGCACGAGCTGTGGCTCTCGTTATATCAATTTGCCCGGCTATCCCTGGAACGCTAGCAGCTCTGTGGGTGCGCGTTTCGCCTGTGATCATGTAAATTTATAATCTGAGAAAATAAATAATTTTAGAAATTTGATAATTCGGGAGGCATAAAATGGCTAACAGAACGATATTCCAAAACTCGGGCCCAGTAGCATTGGCCATAGACCGGGAAAAAATCGGCACGTCCCGCATGCTGGGCTTTGTAAATGCTGCCAACATCAATGTATTGGCAGAGCAGTTCATTCGGGTGAACGATGCTGTGCTTATTATCGATTCGGACGTGCAGCTCACATGGACCGATCTCGACACCGGCTCGGAGCAGTCGGGAAAGGATTATTTCGTGTATGCCTGCATCCCGGCAAGCGGCGATACGCCTGTGTTCAAGATAAGCCTCAACTCATCTTATCCCCAGGGTTATGACGCAAACAATTCCCGAAAGATCGGGGGATTTCACAATAA